AATTGAGTATTGATTGAAATCATCATCGTCTTCTTCATCTGAGAAATAAACTGTTTTAGGGCGACCCTGTAATGGGTGCTTGATTTCAAATTTAATATTCCTATCTACTTTATCTGTCCAATCAACTGTTTTACCTGCGTCTCGCCAATCATTAAATGGTTCAACACGTAATAAATTCTTTTGGTCTTTAACAGGTTCAATAACTAAATTGAACTTCTGTATCATTCCTAATAACCAATCTTTAACTGTTTCGTCTCCAAATTGTAAAGACATATCAACAGTTGTTCCTACAGTTGATACAGGACTTTTATAACATTCAAAGAATGGAGCATCTGTTCCATAAAATGTTATAAATTCTGCTGTCCTATAAAAAGCATTTGAATAAACTAATTGTACAGTGTCACCTACATTTAATTCAATTTCAGGCCAGTTACCTGTAAATGTTCCTGCTGTTGGACCTCTTTTTATATCATAAACTACATTTTGTAATCCAGGTACTCTTGCTCCATTAACATATAATGAAAACACAACTTGTCTCATAGATGTAGGTTGAGCATTGTTTATTCCATATAATAATGAGAATTGAAAACCATATTTTCCACTTGTTGGAACTGTGTATGTTGATGTTCCTGGATCATAAGCTCCAGCATTATCATATTCTTCAACTCCAAATTCAACTAATTGATCAATAACATTATTACCAGGAATATCTTGATTTGTACCTGTTTTCTTAGCTAAAAATGAACCTGATATAGGATTAGATGTTACTGTTCCTACATCACCCTTTGCTGTTGTTAGATAATAAATTGTATTAAAATAATCTGTATCAAAAAATGATGAAGTGTATTCATAACCTGTAAAACGCATTAATGCTTTCCACATTGCATTTACTCTAATTGCAGGTTTAAATTGATCTACTTTAAATGGAGTATCATAGTTTGTAAATGAAAATGAACCTGATTCTCCTCCATTCTCTATTAAAGCATCAAATGAACCTTTTTCTCTACCATATTCAACTAATGGATAAACAATATCTCCAGCTACAGGTAAAGCATCATCTTTAATAGGTGGTGGAATTGATCTTGCTGGAATTTTTAGATCCCAAGACTGAGAAATATTTGAGTATGTGTATGCGTGATTCCATCCACCATTAACTTTAGCTGTTCCTGGTCCTAATGATCCACTATAATAAGCAAATACTTCTCTCCAAGTTAAGTTTTCAATTTGTGCTTTAAAATCAACTACTTCATCTAAAACAACTACGTTATAAACAGTATCACCATATTGGTCTGTTACAACAGAGTCTAAATAAATTTTACCAGTAAACACCTCATCACCATTCTCTAATACTTGACAAGGGTAACGTTGGGTAAATGATGTATTACCTCCATATCCTAAATTCCATAAATTACCAAAATATTCATTATTGTTATTAGTTGCTGGTAAAGTAATTTGTTGAGATTGAATACCAAATATTGAAGGTATTTCACCTGCTTCTTTAGCACTAATATCTAACAATATTTCTTGATCCTGAAATAAATCAAGATCATATTTAATGTTTTCTTGGTTATATACTCTTAAAATAGTATTCATTATTGTCTTTGACGCTTGTTGTTAGCAAGTTGATATGTGATCTGATATTGGAAGTTTTTCTGTGTACGTGGGTTACGTTTAGCAACTAACGCTGAATCAATAATAACTACAGGTACAAAATTAATTCCGTCTTGTATATACACATTACTTGATAAGAATAATTCTTGAATCCAATCAGCTTCTGTTTGTGTTAACCAATCAGTGTTTGCTGTTTTAGTTGTAGTAACTTTATTTAACAGTTGTTCACGTCCTCTTCTTGATATATCATATGTTGCTGAATTGCTGGTTGTACTAAATGGTACGAATGTTTGTCTGTATTCAATTCGTTCCATACTATTAGTTTCAGATTCAGCTAATGTAAAGTTATAATAATCCCAAGCACCTAATTCATTTTTCCAAGCAAATCTAATAGTGTTGTAAGAACAATCACCTGTTTGTTTATTAAAAATGTATTGTGCTAATGGATAATTTTCATTTGCTATATTTGTTGTTTCTTGAGGGTACCAAGTTACAGTATATGATTGCCAACCTGTAGGCATAAATGATGATGTGTAGTCATTTAAATTTTGAGGACCAACACCCCAATATTGTAATCTAGTTGAACCTGATTGTAAAGCAGCATTCCAAGCATCTGCTTCACTTGCTCTAGGACCTCCACCCTCGCTAGTAATATTATAAATGTCTAATGTATCAAGTAAAGCTCCATTACCATTTAAATCATTATAAGCTTTAACTTGCATCATATATACATCTTGTGCTGTTGCACTTGTGTCAATACCATTTGCATTACCATTAATTAAAGCAATTGTATGATAATTGCCTGTTTGTACCTTTAAAGTAGTAGGTGATGTAGTTAATCCAACTTGTGATGAGCCAGTAACTGTAACAGGAACGGTTATTTCATTATAATAAGATGATGATTGGAAATTCCAATATCCACTATTAGGCTCTACTAAACCGTTTATATCGTAATAATAATTTGAAGCTGATACAGACGGTGAACCACTGTTGGCCGTTGTTATACCATTATATAAAACGGTATTACTAAAAGATGCTGATGCGAACTCCTCACCAAATAATACTTTAAATTCTTTAGCACTTTGTATTGAGCCTGTTACTGCTTGAACTTTCCAAACTGGATCAACTTCCAATTGAGTTAAAAGCACTTGACCAATATTAAATACTCCTTTATCTGATGGGTTAGGTTGTTGTTTTAATCTTTGTACTAATATGTCGTTTTCATCTTTAATGTCACAAACAAACTGATATTGTGCTCTTGATGATGATGGAGAAGTCACCACATATAACAAATCAGCATTTGCCATATTAGGTGACGTAGGTTGTTGTTGTATGGTTATCGCCATTTTACTTTCTCTTTAATAATGATTTTTCAACTACTTCAATTGTTGATCTTTCAATGTCGGTATATACCTCGTTTATTACTTCATCAATTGATACTTCAATAAATGGTCTTGGTCTATATCCTTTAGCATTGATTTTGCGAGTGATTAAGAATGCTGCTGTTTCCATTGAAACTCCTGCTTTAGGAGTAATACGCTTAGCACGCATCCATTGAATAATTTTAGGTCTCCAAGTTTGTCTTGGTCCTCCACTTTTACTTGATCCTCTACCTGAGTCAACAATTGGACCATAATCTTCCATTCCAATAAGCAAGTTATAACCGTCATTGGTTTCTTTAACTGTATATGAAATGGAACTAGATAATGTTCCTGTAGCATTGATTTTTTGCTTTTTGAGGTTTTGCCTCATTTTAGCAACTATCAATTCGCCAGCTTTCTCTAATGTTTTAAATAGTGGTTGAGCCATTAGTTAGTAGGGAATGAACAGTAATCTAATACCCCTTGTTCTGTATAATCAAGGGTGAAAACCCATCCATAAACTCTATCATTAAATGCTTCATTTACAGGAGCAATATTTGATAAAGTAATAAATGAATTATCTTGGTTAGGGCCTAGGTTGAAGTAAGATATAATAGCGTATCCAGTTTGTTCTGTTTGAGACATTACCTGCAAATAGTCAGATTCTGTTAATTGAGGAATGTCAATTGAATATAATTCAAAGGTAATAGTACGAGTACCAGATATACCATTTGGAGACAATTGAATTCCAGGTGATACTAATGGACGTAAGAATATATACGGATATGTTACATTTTGAGATGTAGCATCTAATTTATCAAGCGTTCCATAAGCAAATGCCTTAACAGCTGGAGTAGCATTACAAGCAGCCTCAAATGTATCTACTATTTGCTTAAATGTTTTCATTAGGCTTTAGCTAATATTTCTTCAACTGTATGTTTATGAATACCAAACAAAGCAGCAATTCTGTTAACATCCATACCTGAGTTAGCACGAGCAATAACAGCTTCTTCTTGTTTAGTTAATTTAGGAGCAACTTTGTCAAACGCTTTGCGTTTTGGAATTGCTTGTTCTTGGTTATCGTTTAAATCTTGCATTTTGTTGTTCTTGTTTAGTTTTTCTTGTTTTTTCAATGTTTATTTCTTGAATTAGAGATAAATAGTTAAATACAAATATTACATTAACGTCTGTGATTGCTTTATCTCCTGTGATGGATAGGATCGAGGTGTCGCCCAATTCTTTGAGTGTAAATAACCACCCGTAGTGTTCAACAATACTCGTTCCTTCTTCTTCATCTTGTTCATCTTGTTCTTTATCTTTTCCAGCTGTTGGAAATAGATTTGAGAATCGCTTGAGGACGCTACCTTTATACCTAAAAAAAAAGACATGGCTCCTAACGCCATCTCAGCAGGGAAATCATTAAATTCATCTGCTCGTTGTTTTCTTAGTTCTGGATCATATTCCTCAATGTGGTAGTAGTCAAATATATTTTCAACATCATATTTCATTGCTTTGATAGTTGATTTAAGCATATATTTTCCTGCAACTTTATTTTTAGTTACTGGACGATATAATAATGCTAATATTTGATTAATGTTTCCTTCAGTGTCTTTTGATAGTGAATCTAAATCAATATACTCACCTAAAGACATTTTAGCCATACTAGAGAATCCATACGTTTTGCCTTTCCACTCTATCAATGGATAAAACTCAGGCTGTATGTTCTTTAAAACCTTGTTAAGCTCATTATAAACGTTTATAACAGCGGATATATTCCACTTCATAATCTCGTCCGAATCATACCCTGTTAGTGCAGTTATAACGGCTATCATTTGTTCCCTCTCATCTAATGAATGAAGTTGCTTAAGCATTTTATAGTGCTTAACCATTAGGTAATCAGGAATTTCAATTTGTAATTTCATTCGATAATAAATATTATGTTTTAAAAAATTGTATCTGAAAGAGGCCCATATAGGGCCTCAATCAGAATTATGTTAACTCTAGACAGTTTATTATTCAAATACTATTTCTTTTTTATCATCTACTTTCTCTACGATAACATTAAAGTTACCCATAATTGTAAAACTGTTTTCTGCATCTTGATAACTAACCTCAACGTTTCCCATATTGGAATAACTTTGAGTTGCTGGACGTGATTCAGAATAAAATGTTCTGATGACTTCTCCTTTTGTTGTAACTAATTGTGTTCTGTACATAACTTTTATTTTAAATTGATTTTTTGTTTAAGAAATTACTATATGGATTATTTACTTTAATTTCATTAATCCTTTTTTTACTTAATTTTTTTTCATAACCATTACTTTCCAAAAATAATGCCCAACGAAAATTTTGCTCAGCAATTGATAATTTACTAAATTCTGTTTCTGTGATATCTGTGCCTTTTTTCATAATATTAATATAACATCACTATTTTGGAAGGCCAAACAAGAAAAAAAAGAGGTGGCGGGGCTAATAAAGAATACACTATTATGGGAAAATTTGACTATCCGTAGCCCCACTACGCCTACCTCTTGCACAAGCACACGATCTAAGAGAAAACGATGGCTAAAAACATCCCTTAATCGCTGTCAATAAATATCATATCGTCTTTGGGCTCATCCAAGTTATTTTGAGGAGGATTTAAAAGTCCTTGATACATTAAAAATTGCATTGTGAAATTATTATCCTCAATGAATTGCATTGCAAGTTTAAGTTCATTATATTCCTCTAAAGGAATAGTTACTGTTGTTGGATTAATACCTTTAATCTCAGTTGGTTTTGAAAAGTTGAAGCCCATTTTTGTAATATATTTCGTCACACCCTAATCTACCTAATGCTGTATAACCTCTGGATGTAAGATAGTTATAAAACCTATTATCATATTCATTGTTTTCAATTGACATTACTTTAATGTTGTATTTGTTAAAGTCAATTGATTCCAATATTTTCATTTCATTACCTTCTGTGTCTAATGATAGGTAATCTATATCTGTTTGCGTAACAAGATTGTCAAACGTGTCTAACTCAACCTCAATAATTGTAGGTTCAGCATCACCAATGTTTTGTTTAATGTTAGCTAATGCTCTATCATTTAAATCATCTACTAAACCACTTAACATATCAGCAACTGGTAATTGCATAAATTCTGCTTTACCTGTTCTGTCTGCTACTGCTTTTTGAACACACTCGCATTTTCTGTTTGCTTGTAGTTCTTTAAATACTGTTGGATTTGGTTCAATACAAATCCCTTGCCATCCTAAGTCCTCAAAATATTTTGAATTTGAGAACTCAACACCATTGTGAGCACCTATGTCTACAAAATATCCCTCAAACTTAAATTGAAAGAACGTTTTGTAAACTGCTTCGTCTTGTTGAAATTGTGAATAATACATTAAAATTGAAATTGCGGTTTTGTTTGCACTCTGCCTCCTATATGGATTTTACTTTGTGTAAATAATTTTTTTCTTGCTTCATTAGCTAACATCAAACTCATAACACAGTCGTCGTGATAACCAGATGGAGCATTAAATGTAACTGTCCCTGTAGCACTAATTTTGTAGGTAAACGCATTTAACTCGTGGTATAGCGCAGGAAACAATTGTTTCGATGGAAGTGTCAAAACCATCTCTTGAATGTCGTATATAAGGCCTCTTATGCCTTCTGCTTTATTACTATTTGTTGTAGTCCAATCTTTTAATTTTCTCTCACTTGAATGGAGCACTTCAAACACAGGTTTCCCTGGTCCGTTTGTTTCGACAAAGCCTCCTGCAATGTTATAGCGTTTGATAATATTTGCAAACGTTTTTGTAACTTCGGCATAACTCGATCCGTTAATCCTTTCAATATAAGAAACTCTTCCCATTTCATCCAAAATGGTGAGTACACTATAGTCGTTTGTAATGCCAAGATCGACTCCTGCAAAATGGCGTGTTCCCTTTTTATATTCAGTAAACTCATTTAAAATACATACATTATCTACTCCAGTAAATACATCTGAACCAGCATCAGTAAATTCAGCCAAATATTCCTGTCTATAAATGTCTATAGGTAATGACTTCTGCTGTTCCAATATAAACTGTTGATCCACATATGGGTTGTCTATAGATGTTCCTTGAAACGAGATAAAATCATTATTTTCTGTTTGTCCCTTTAACCAATAGTTATAAAACCAATTCTTTGATTTAGGTGTAGATATAATTAAACATTTTTTACCAATAGCAGTCATTGTAGGTAGTACTGCTTCATTCACAGCTTCCTCTTTAATAAATGCTGCCTCATCTATAACTACATAATTGAAACTAAAACCACGTATTGAAGAATAATTGTCAGTTGATAAAAATATCAATGTTGAACCATTTACAAATGTTATTGTTAGGTCTGCTTTATTTTGATGAACTATAATCTCGTGAGATGCATTTGTTAATTCCTGGAATATTTTCTTTGCCTGATTATATACAGGTGTTATCCAAGCACCTTTTTGATTTTTATTACTTAATAGCCAATACAGCATTAAGTTTTGAGCCATCAATGATTTGCCTGCTTGTCGACCAGTACTCACTATTCCAAACTTGTGACTACTGTCAGCAAATTTATTAATGACATTTTTTTGCCATTTAACTGGTGTGAATAGTGTTACATTCATTTTTCAACTATTTCCATCCAATCGTCTTTACCTTCTTCTTCCCAACAATTACATTCTTGAACAAACAAGAAATCCATTTTATAGTCAGGAGCATAGGTGTTTCTCCAACTAATAAATTCAGGACCATCCCATAACTTGCAATCAGTGTTACAATATTTACAATGCGCTTTAATTGGTTTAGGTTTCATAACAGATTTAGGAGTGTGTTTTTTAGTTCTCTTCTTCTTTTGTTTGCTCATTATCTCCCCATTTTAATACAACATTGCCTTCAATTTTGGCTTCAATTTTTTCAATATCATTACCTGTATATTTTACAATTTGATCAATTGCTCGTTGTCTGATTTTAGGATCGTCATCTGCTAATAATTCAAATAATGTGTCCATTGCTGGATCTAACATTTTACTTAATTTAGCTCTCCATCCC